GCAAGGTTTGATGATATCTATGCAACCAACGGCACTATACAAACTTCAGACAGAAACGAGAAACAAGACATACAAGCCTTAACAGATGCAGAGCAAAGAGTTGCTACAGCATGTAAAGGTTTAATAAGAAGATTCAGATGGAAAGATGTAGTAGAAGAAAAAGGCGATGATGCTAGATTACACTTCGGAGTTATAGCCCAAGACTTACAAGATGCTTTTGAAACTGAAGGCCTTGATGCAGGTGACTATGGTATGTTTATATCACAGACCTGGGAAGATGATGACGGAGTGGAACAAACTAGGCTCGGAGTAAGATATAACGAACTGCTAGCCTTTATAATAACAACAATATAGGAGAAAAAAGATGGCAAATACATACGAATGGGACTGTAAGACAGTAGACGTGTACCCAGAATACGAGGATCACACAGACACAGTTTATAATGTTCATTGGAGACTTAACGCAACAAGTAGTGAGAAGCACGAAGTAGATGGAGAGGAAGTACCATACACATCTACTGTTTATGGCACTCAATCATTATCACTAGAGGATATTGGTACAGACTTTAAACCTTTTGCAGACTTAACTAATACAATAGTTACTGGTTGGGTAGAGGGTAATATGGGTGAAGAAGAGGTAGCTAATTTAAAAACTTCTTTAGACTCTAAGATTACTGAAGAGATAACACCTACGACTGAAACAAAAACTATAGTCTGAGTAAACTTTTTTATGTATAATTTTATAATTATCAAACCCTAAAGAGAGGAAATTTATATGGAAAATAATGCAGAAAATAATCAACAAAATGATGTTGTAATTAATTTTAATGGAAGAGAATTTAAAGCTGAGGATCTTAATGAAGACCAGGGCAATATAGCTGCAAAGTTAAATGTTGCACAAAGGAAATTACAAAGGCTGCAAGAATCTTATGAAGATTACATCATTACTGCTGAATATAGAGAAATGCAAATAAAAGCATTTTCTGAGGCTATAGAGGATGACGCAGAGGTTGAAGTAACTGAAGGTTAATTTATGTCAACAAGGAAGACTGCTAACGAGGTGCATTTACAGCTTTCTGTGCATGAAAAAATGTGTGCAGAGAGATGGAGAAGCATATATAGAAAAACAGATGATCTTCAGGCTTCAGTCAATAGCACTAAAGCCTGGCTTGTTGGCGGTCTTACTACCATAGTTATTTCATTATTTACATTAATTATCAGAGGGATGATTTGAGTATTACAAAAATTGCTGAAGTAGCAAACAATGTCTTGGATAAGTTTGTCCAGGATAAAGACCTGAAGGAACAGTTGTCACATGACCTACAAAAAGAACTTATATCATTGGATAAAGCACAAATTAGCCTTAATGCTGAAGAGGCAAAAAACGGGAACTGGTTTGCTTCGTCCTGGAGACCATGCATTGGATATGTATCTGGTTTTGCACTTTGCACTCATTACATTATATTGCCTATCGCAACTTGGATAGCAGTCGTAAATGGCGTGGATCTACAACTTGAAAAACTTGAGTTTGATTTTTCGCAACTTACAACCATTCTTTTATCACTTCTTGGCATGTCTTCGCTTAGGACTGTGGAGAAGATCAAAGGAGTCCACAGCAAATAATATGTACGATAAAGTTAAAGAAATGTTAATAAGGCATGAGGGTTTAATGTGTACCTTGTATGAATGTACAGCAGAGCCACCTAGAACAAGCATAGGCGTAGGTAGAAATTTAACTGATAGAGGTATTACAGAAGATGAGGCGATGTATCTATTAGAAAATGATATTAAAAGAGTAATGAATCAACTTGATGAGAATTGGCCTGTATGGAGATCCTTCGAACAACGTGCTGCAATGGTATGTGTGGATCTATGTTTTAACCTGGGGATCTCTGGGTTTATGAATTTCCGTAAAACCAGAGCTTTAATGGAATTAGGTATGTGGCTTGAAGCCTCAGAAGAGTTGCTAGATTCCAGGTATGCAATTCAATTACCAAATAGAAGTTTATATAACTCCAGACAACTTGCACTATGTGGCAAAGATGGCAAAGACATCGGAAGATCATCAAGGTAATTCAAGGCTTGGTGCTTTGGGTGAATCCTTAGTACAAACATTTCTGTTGGAATATGCAGACTTTGTATATCCAACCCAAGACAAACATCCTGCAGATATATTACTTGAGACAAATGGCAGAAAATATACAGTGCAAGTTAAAACAAGAAGAGAGTCTAAACAAGGCAAATATACTTTTGCATCAGAAACATCAAGGCAAATGTCAGAGCTTTATAAGAATTACCATTGTGATATTCTTGCTTTTGTTTTCTTTAGCTAAGAACATAAGCGAATTATCTTCAAGCCAAATACTACTTCGCAAACATACTTCACTTTTGATAAAAAGATCATAACCCCAACCTTAGAAATAGATTCCCTACAAGAAACCTTAGATGCACTTAGCCAAGTGCCAGTATTAAATCCTTTAAAATAATTTATAACTAATAAACCTAAAAACTATACATTTATATATATTTATATATACTTAGAGTATGTTAATTATAAATATGGAGAAAAATAACATGACAAAACAAATTAAATTTTCTGTAGGCGGTGAGTTAGACATGCCTATTTATGAAGCGGTTGATATACATCCACAAAGGTGGAACGGATGGCTAAGACCAATAGTAACTATACAAACAGCATTACAAATAGCGGAGGATATATTTAACCATGAAGATAAATCACATAATGATCCTTATCACGACATACATGATGCAATAACAGAAGCTAGAGAAAACCTAGAAGATACTGTTGAGGTTGGTGGCTTTATTATTTGGGATTTAGTAGAGGGGCAAAATTAATGGAAAACATATTATTTTTTACACTAGGTTTTATAAGTTTTAAAGTTATAAATTTCATTATTATAAAAATTAAATATCATTTGGAATATAAAAAAAGATTAAAGAAATGGTGTTGTAAAGGCAATTATAGAAATAGCTTGCACTATGACAGACGTATAGTTAGATAGTTTTATTTATAAAATTAAAAGTTAGTTATTTGTATATAAATATATTTTCATATATATTTAGGGAATGTTATTTAGAATATGTAATGCAATTTCGTATTATATATACCACGTTGTGAAACGTAGGAGTGTTGGGGAATGAGAAGTAATTATAGTGCTATAGGTAAATTTGTTGTTTACATCAAATCTATCAAAGACGAGGCAAGGGGAGAGGCTTTACTTGCTAAAGCCTTAAATGGTAAAGCAAAACTTATAGATAAATATGTTGAAACAAGTGTTAGGAAAAATTATAAACCTGAGCTAGAAAAGGCGATTGAAAAATGCAATGAAAAAGGTGCAACATTAATAATACCAAATATAGGACATTTACCTAGAAGCATTGCTTTTTGTAATGCTTGTATAAAGTTAGATGGCAATGATCCTTATATATGTGCTATTAGAGAAACTAATGGATATGCAGATGTTTTTAAATATTATGCAACGCAAATGTTTTTACAATGCATGGACACTATGGATCTATATAAAAGCAAAGCAAAAAAAGGTATAGCTAAAAAGAAGGCAACTGGATGGATTCCTGGCAATACAGTTAATCTAACAACCTTGGCCAAATCTAATGCATCAAAAGCAAGAGTTGAACAGGCGAATGAATATTGCAGGGAGATCATTCCTGTAATTAGAGAAATACAAAGATATGGAAAAGTCACTTTGCAGGGTATTGCAGATGCATTAATGGCTAGAAATATTAAAACTAGAAGAGGGAAGGTTGAGTGGACTCCAATGGGAGTTTCTAATTTATTAAAAAAAGCTGAAAAGCTAAGGATATAGTTATGAAAGTAAATTATTTAGAAATAGTTGAAACAATTGCACAGTATGAGGTTGAGTGTGCAAAAGCACATTTTATGTTTGAAACACAAACTGGTTTGAAAATAGACAAAATGACTGATTTTTTATTAAAGTTTATATACTTAGAAAACTTGCATGATAGACAAGTAACTATGACTATATTGGCAAATACTTTATTAACTAATGAAAATACTATAAGAAAAAAATTAAAACAATTAATTAAATATGATCTTATAGAAATATGTAAATGTGGTTGTGACGGAAGACAAAAACAGATTGTA